TCCTGAGTTGGCAGCGTTCCTCTGTTTTAGTAAATCATTTCCTGTATCAGCCCACCATTGATATGCAAAAGTGGTTGAGGGTGCTGTTGCACCACTACTGCACTCTGCAAGTGATTGGAGAGCAGAGTTGATATCTGCTCTGACCGTAGCTCCGTCACTGTTAGCTATGTTATAGTCATGTTGCATTTTGCTTTCCTCCTAATTTTAATTCATCGTTTATCTTTCTTTTAATGGACTGCTCATACCACCTGACCCACTCCTTGCACTCGGATGGTATAGGCTTATCATTAACAAGTGCTTTCATAAGTAAATAAAACACATTGTCCTTGTCTACTCCTTCAGGCTTCGGAGATGGCCTACCATGACCAAATCCGAGTGGCATAAAGGTACTTCCTGTCCATCTATATTTGTTTAAAGCTAAATCACAATCGTCAGGAACTTTAACTTGTCCTTCTACTGAGTTTCCACTCTCATCGTATCCTTTAGAGTTAATTGCAGAAAACCCTATCAACACTTTATTCTTATCTAAAATTGCTATTTTCATTTATACAACCTCCTCTGCCTCGATAACTAACGTATCTACTTTTATATTAAAAGCATTGTCATCAGATGTTAAATTAACTCTAAAATCAAAACCCCTTGCCTCAAACTCAGCACTTTCTATATTTTGCCAATCAGTCCATGTGGGAGTTCCGCTCGTGTCATCATCCGTGTGCCTCTCCTGCACCCTCGCATCACAAGAGGTTGAATCAGTGCCGTCAAAGTCCTCCCATACGTCAATACTACTTGTTCTGTCATCGAGATTATCAAGTGGATTAAAAACGGTAACACCGATATCCGTTGTGATTCTAATCTTCTCTACTGACCCAAAATCAAAACCAGTTGCAAAGTCATAAGTTCCTGTTGGCTCACTTCCACCGTAATAATCAACACTGCTAACAGTGTCAAGAGAGGTTATATCATCAAATAATCCAGCCGATGCCAGTTTCAAAATACTATCAACAGCTATTGTATTGGTGTGAGTGCCAGTGTATGTGGTACTCTCCGTTACAGTGTCCACATTCGCAAAGGACAATACACTGGCTTGCTTTGTGGACACCTTGACAACCGTACTCGCTCTCTGTCCTTTATCAAATACTTTTGCTAAATATGTGCCAACCTTTAAAGGCAGTAACGCGCTCAGGTCAGTTCCCTTACTTGCCTCACCAATACCTACCGACTCCCCCCATGAGGCATCAGCAGTCGTAGTCTCCTTGCTATGTCTGAATTTTACAGAACCGCCAAATCTTACATCTAAATCTTCCAGTGCATCCCACCTTAATAATACTGACGCACCAAATGTATTTATATTTAAATTGCTCAAAGGGCTTGGTGCGCTTGTCTGTCCTATAACATAAATTGCATTACTGTACGACCAATCTCCTGTGGGTCGCAATCTCGCCTTATCAACCCAATGTAATCTAATATCATATGTGCCACGATTCTCCACATCCTCAATTATTATCTCACTGTCAGTCTGTGATGACAATACAACTGGTTTAAAATCCTGTTCGCTCCCTGTCACCCTTATCTGTGCCTCTACGACTGCGTCAGGAAATCCATTTATTGTTCCGTAAGAAATCGCAATTCTTGGTATAAGAGTATTGCCAGCACCCAGTTTTAAAACACTCTCATCTGTCCTTGTTTCAAGAACAGTCACTTCTGGGATTAAGGCTTGTGGAGTTACCTTAGAGTCAAAATCAGGGAGGGTTGTCGTGTCTGCTGTATAAATACCGTCAGAGTATGGAACGATTGTCAGCCTTGCCTGTAGGTCTCCCAGAGGCTCAACGGTCAACAACAAACCTTTTATAGTCTCTGAGTCCGCCAAGCCGAATCCAAAAATATCACCCACCACTGGTATATCAGCCGAATCAATTACCGAGTCAAAAACGACAGTTGTCTGGTCTCCTACGTCAAGCGTTATCCCTCTTGTTAGCCCTGCATTATCTCTTGTCCTGATACTCAAGCCGTAACTCTTACCACTCTCCATCGTAAGTGTCTCGTCAACTGTCACCCCTGTGCAATCTCCAGAGCCGTCAACTTGGACTGCCGTTATCCTTCCAGCCTTTAACCCTACCAGTAGTACATCGTGAGTGACGAGTACAAGGTCTCCACGTCTTGCTACCAGATATTCAAAGTCCACATTGAGTGTCCACCGCTCAGGCCTTAAACGCATTTGAGCAAGATTGAATCTGCCATGTTTCCAGATATGGTCTGCGTCTGTCATCCCGATGGAGTCTAGCTGTTCAAATACGGTTGCGCTCCCTGCGTCATATCCATCATCGTAGACTATGCGTTCATCTTGTTTGTAGTCAGTATCCTTATTTGCAAATCGCATTCTGAGTGCGTGAGGCACATCAACAAAGTCTTTCTCTGCCTCAAAATTGGATGAATTTCTAGGTGTAAAATGCTGCACAGGAATGGTTTGTTCCTTATCAATAGCCACTCCCCATTTGCCGTCTATCTGCACTGGTGTGGCTCGACCTGCAATAGAAATATCTGATAACAACTCCCAGACACTACTCTGAAAATCCCTGACCATATTAAACTCATACCCCTCACTTGCACAGTGAGTGTGCCATGTCTGGAGAGATGATAGGTCAATCCTACTGTCAGCCAGTGGCGATGCCATTGCGTCACTTTGTAGTACATGTCTAAAGATTGACGCTGGGTTACTTGATACTCCCTCTACCCATGTAGAGCCATTCCAATCAAGCATATAACTGCTCACCTTTGCACTCAGATTATCTATAATTCCCGATAGTTGATTTGTTGCCCTGACTTTTAAAGCCATCTTTGCAAGTGGAAATGGAAAGTCAATAGGTTCTTCGTCTGTCACTGTCTTGGTTGCCGACCAGTGCATCAAATCAAATATCCTTGACGAGTCTGTGTCTGCCGTTGTTCTTCTTAGCCTGATATCATATTGACCCCTTGATGGTGTTTTCCACTGGTAGCCATATCTCACCGCACTTGATGAGTTGTCTGTCATTGTGAGTGAGAGATAACTACCACCATGAGAGGGAGCAGTTATTTTTGTAATTGTCTTAAATACTTTTGAGCCTGTGACCGACGTGGCTGACCCTGCTGTAAACGCTGGGAGAGTTTCTGTCTGGAAAACATCACTTGTGTCTGTACCTTCCACGATTACTTGGACTGCATCTATCTCCGCAACTAAACCTCCAGAGGTGGCTCTAATTGTAGACGGCTCTGGTAGTGCATTTAATCCGCTTGTAATTACCTGAGTGGAGGTTGTGTCTGTAATGGCATCATGTACCTTTGTCCATGCCGTATAGTCATATTCTTCCCACACCCATTTATACCCTCGCCTATGGTGTGGCTTATGAACCCTCCTTGTTCCTGTGGTTTGATAACCAGACTCAACCAAAGTCGTGACTGCATTCAACTTTGAATTACTGACCGATAAATTAGGATTTAACCAATCGCCAGCCGTATCTGTCTCCCTGTACTGCATCTCAAGGTTAACTGTTCTGTTCTCCCTGTCGCCATTATCATTAAAATTAACCAAACCTCTCGGAAACACAACGTCAACAATTAACTCATCGGCATCCAGTCCAGAGGTTCTTGTTGTCCAATCGTCTTCCTGTTTTAAAAGAGCAGAAAAGTCCTCCTGCCCAACTGTATCAGGAAAGATAGTGATGTCAGGGTCTCCACTCACACCCTCCATAACCTCATATTCAATGTCATCAAATTCACCGATGGGTGTATTACCTATTTTAATATCTTCTACCTTTAGTCTGCCATATCCAAAGACAAGCAGCATTCTTAAGTGCTGGTCATCGCCTACAATCTCGGTGTAAGTGCCAGCGCCCAGAGGAGGCACACTTTTGTGAACACCAAGAACAACAGGTATAATTCCAAATGGGTTCGGTCTGTTTTTAGCACCTTCTATAAATAATGTGGGTGAATCTCTCAGCCCTGATGTACCCGATAGCATACCCATGCTTGGTGCAGATGGTGTCTTTGGCGGTGCTAGAGCGTTCATCGCTAACATACCTATACCCATTACTGCACCTTTAACAACTGCCGTTCCGAATGCTGTTAAGGCAAAGCCTGACGCTGATGTCATACCTCCAATAGTTCCAAGCGTTCCGAGATAAGCATTAATGGCATACGGAGCAATAAAAGCCGCTGCTATAATCGCCACTGTCATAATAGTTCTTAGAGGATTCTTACCACCACCTCCACCACCCATAGGCACAACCCTGATAGTGACAAGGTCATTCATTTTTGGATATACAGCCTCCCACTCACTTCTCGGTATTATTTTATCATTTAGGACTATGTGAGCGTGTCTGCGTAAAACTGTATCAGGCTGAGCCAGTGCAAGTATATCGCCAAGAGAGTTATTATCAGCCACAACCATGTCCACCCTCTGTACCTTAAATGGGTGTGGAGCAGCCACAACTCTTATCCCTTCTGATTTGACCAGTTCATTTTTAGCAACCATATCTATATATCCCCTCGACCCTAAAATCTTTCATTCTTTGTAGGCAAGTATTAATTCCATGTTCAACGTGAAGTATTTTTTCATCAGTTACAACCAGCCCGACATGACACATCCTTCCATACATATAAAGAAAAGCGATATCGCCCATCTCAGGTTTATCAACTTTATGCCAAGACAACTCCCGACCTTTTAAATAAAGCTCTGCCAGTAACTCCCTGTCTTTTGTGCTTGTGTAATCGTCTGTGTATGATGGTAACTCAATGTCAAATAATTCATAATATGCTACACAAATTAAACCCCAACAATCCCAACTCTCCCACGTTCTGCCATGAGGCTTAAAAGGTACTCCCACCGCTTTCCGACAAAATTCATTGATATTCATATTGCAAATAATCCTTGAAATTGTGCTGGTGAAAATTGACCAATCGGGAAAGGCTCAAGAGCAATATCCTCCATTGATAAATCGCCTGAGACTTTCGTCATATCCCATTTGACATTTCTTAATGTAAAAGGCGCAAATGTTATCTCAATCGTGTCTGGGTCTGCTGCTCTTATTACTGAAATTGTGACCTTCGGTGCTGTTGATATATTTCTTATACTCTCAGCAATCTCCCTTGATACGTTGTCAATCACTAACTGCGCTGATGGTGTGCCGTCTCCAGTTGAGTCTGGGAGAGTTATTTCAAATGGATATGCGACAAATAAATTACCATCACTTGTGATATTTTCATTATTATTAACAACCCTGATGGGAGTGATATCATCATGGGTGATGGTGAGCAACACAAGAAAAACGTCATCTGTCTCCTGTAAATACGCTGCCTCCTTAAATGAATTAGTTATTGCCATTATGGTAGTACCTCAAGATTGAAAACACACTTCCATTCTCCAGCTACCTTTGTCATCTTCGGTGGTTTTTTAAATCTATATGTAATATTAGTGCTGTCATCAACAGGGTCAACCCATGTAAAAGAGCTTGCCCCTTCATTCAATGTTGTGATAAAAAAAGTGTCAAAAGTTGCTCTCTGCGCTGCCGTAAATACCATAGGGATATCAATATTCCTTACAGCTGCTGTGAATTGTTTCCTCACTTTAGGTGCGCCAGTGTCCATCTGCGACCTGAGAGTGGCTGTCTGCCTCTCCTCTGTAACACCTCTAAAATGTTTCTGCGGTAAACTCGCTGGATATGTCTCAGGCATTTTATATTATCTCCCTGCTAATTGTGGACTCAAATTTGAAAAGGCTTTTGTCATCGCAGTGAATGTCTTACTGCCTGAGCGTATATTATTTGCCATCTTCTCGTCTAGGATAACGTCAATTTTTCTCATGCCTCCAGACGTAGTACTCTCCTCCGTCTTAGTTCCTTCTGGTGCGCCAATAATATTGACCTCAACATTACTCCCCCCCATCCCTGCGAGCTGGCTTAGAGGTGCTACAATCTCAGGCTCACGCTCGGCAAGCATGGAGAAAGTTGGCTTATTAACAATCCCCCCTTTTGCGTTACTTCCGTATGTGAAACCGCTATCCCAAGAACTATCCCACCCCCCTGACATATCAAGCGGTGACATCATACCTACAGTCGCTTGGTCTACTTTACCAATGCCAAATAGACTCCCACCTTTAAACATATTAGATATCAAAGGTTCAATAATCTGTGTCTGGATAATCATTTGTGTTATCATCTTGCCGAATGACTGAAGTATCCCTGTGAATGTTGTCTCTGCACCCCATAACATATCGTTTAAAGTGCCTGAGAACCCACTCGCCCAACCCTCAACTGCATTCTGGACTCGCTCAAAAGTTGAGACCCCTTTATCCTCCATCTCACTAAAGGTGTTACCATAGACCACACCAAGTTGCTCCAGTTCTCCACTGATAGCTTTAATTTTTTCTCCAGCCTGTTCTGGAATAAAACCCCCTGTCTCTGGTAAAGAAAGACCCTTCATTGACTCACCGCCATATCTGCGACCCTCTTGCACGAATGCAAGATAACCCTCTAGCTCTTTAATTTTTTTCTGTGCCTGTAATCTTTCATACGCTGGAGTTCCTTCAACTTCCCATGCAAACTTTCCACCCCTAGTAGCGTGAATTGCCATAGCACCACTAACCTCATCTGCCTTTATCATCTCGGCATTCATAGCCTTTGCACCAGTTACAATATCTGTAATAGCATCAGCCATCTTAGTCAGCGATGGTGTCAACTTAATGACCGCATTCTCCCAGAGAGATTTAAAAGATGTCTCCATCTTCTCAATCGCATCGGTGAACTCCTCCATCTGCTGCCCTTCAAGCTTACTGAATGTATAGCCCATCTTTTCTGCAAGCTCTACTTGTTTTTTTATAGCATCAGAACCCTGATTGATGGTTGGTATTAAATCAATTCCAGCCCTTCCCAATACGGTCTGTGCGACTGCTGACTTTCTTGCACCATCTTCCATCTTAGCAAAGGCATCAGAGATATCATAAAAGACAGCAAGTGGGTCACGCAGAGAGCCATCAAGGTTTTTAATGCTCACATCTATATCATCAAATGCCTTTTTAGCCTCTGCCCCAGCACCCCCCTTTATATCAAACATCATTTTAGACACTGTTTTCATGCCTTTAGCAAAGGAGTCAATGCTTGCACCTCCTAAATTCATAACAAGTCTGAATGCCGATAGAGTTTCAGTAGCCACACCGGTCCTCGCTGACATCTTAGCTATCTTATCACCCAAGTCAGTGACACCTTTTATTGCCTTTGTGAGTGCATAGCCAGCGATGAGAGCAGCACCTATCTGCATCATCCTTGACTTTAACATCTGTGCAGCCAGCCCAGCTCTTTTCATCTTCTTTTCGAGTTTCTGGGTTTGTTTGCCAGCCTTCTTGATGCCCCTGTCAAATTTCTTTGAGTCTGTTTTTAACTCAAGTATTGCATCGCCAATTTTTTCAGCCATTTTTTATTTACCTCGCTCGTCAACGACTTCAATCCCCATTGCCGTAAGCACCATTGCTTTAGCTTTATGAGCATTTTTATTATTACTTTTTTTCTGGGATTTAGTTTTCAACTCTGTTTGTTTTTGAAGTTTATTCATAATGCGCTTGCTTTCGTCTGCTTTGATACTGCCTGACGCTACTGCATGTGTAGTGATAGTGCTTAATGACTCCTCTGCCTCGATGATGGGTAACATCGTTGCATAAGCATTTAACAACTTAAATGGGATGTTGAGCCAATCGGTAATATTGCCACCGTAAAATCGCTGGAGTCTGGGTAGAATAGTACCCCAATCCTCCACGCTATGACTCTCGGTATTTACTCCGTCTTTTTTTTTAAAAGACCATTGACTTCCATGTAAGCATTTACAATCTCAATCTTTTTGGTGATGGAGAGTTTCTGTAGAACCTCTGGATTAATTTCAACAATGACAAGGGAGAGGAGTGATTGCAGAATTGCATTATATCTCTCCTCGTCATCAACTGTGTTAATCTCTCCCACACTGGATAACTGTGTGCCAAGCTCATTGAGTTTCTGTCTGCTTGTAATACTTAGGTCGTCAAGTCCGCAGAGTCCGTAAGGCACACCATCAATCTTGATGTGTGCCTTAACGGAATCCGTTGACAAATCCAGTAATAATTCTTTTTCGTTATTCATATTATGACGCTGCCGCATCTCCTATAAACATTCTGCCGTAAGGAGAGTTACCAGAATTATATGTATAATCTGCGATTGCTTTCAGGTCAAACTTAACACCGACATTCTCTGACTTGTTAAAGACAAGCTCCAGTGAACCCGTCTGAACACAAGCAGGTACCTCAATTTGAATATTTTCTGTAGATAGGTCTGATGATTTATCCTCACCTCTAATTAAAAGAGCCTTGCTTGTCATAGACAAACCTCTCAAGAGGTTAAAGCTCTGTGAGCCTCCAACTGATGAGCCTGATGCAGTGTCTGTGGTCGTAGTTCCTAAATTAAAAGCCTTGATAATTTCAGCAGAGGTTAAGTCGTACAATGTAAATGATACAGACATTTCCTCAAGCGTTCTTGACACTTTCAAAATCTCAGTACCGCCAGCAAAAGCGTGATTTTCATTTTCCTGTGTCAGTGATATCACTACACCATCCTCACCATAATGTCGCTTACCACTTGAGCCTATCTTCGCCCAGTTCCCTGCTGGAGTCTGACTTAAATCTGTGTAAGTCTCATCCACAGGAGCCATGTAAACGTCAAAAGCTCCGTTAATAATTTCAATGCCCATTTTAAAGCCCTCCCATTTTAAAAATATTAATAAAAAAAATTGCTTATGATATAATTGTCTCTTTAAATCCAATCAACCATGTGTCGATTACAACCGACCACTCAGTTACACTCTCCCTCGTAAAAGTTGCACCCCCAGAATGCTCTGCACTCGTCAGGCAAGTTGACGATGTTACATTCCTCTCCATGTCTCTCAAGACAGGCTTGAGCGTTCTCCATACCTCACTCGCCTCATAAGGTGTCTCACCGTAACAGTAAAAATCAACTCTAAGCTTATACATATCAAGGTAACTCGCATAGCCTACACCTCCAGCAAGGTTGCACACTATTGCCTTTCTCGGCATATCATCTGTTTCGCTCTCAGGTAATTCCAACCCAAAAACCCTAGTGCCTAACGCACTGGAAATAGCTGACTGAGCTTTCAAATATGTGATGAGTGCTGCCAAGCCATCCTGTATTGCCATTTTTTACCTTTTCCTCTTTTTCTCTGATAACATCTTCTTTTTGATATTCTTTTTTAAAGATGGGTAGACAACATCTGCTGCTTTTCGCAAAAAAGAACCACGCTTAAACTCAAGCCAGTAAACATAATTGCCCTCAGGGTGTGTCCATATACTCCCCCACAATGCCCTCAAGCTCTTAGATGTTGCAAATTCTTTTTGACGGATGCTGCCCTCTGCCACTCCGGTCCTGTATTTCCACTCTGGATGATTATTAAGAGCATGAACAATAGTGTCTTTCACCGTCTCATTTATTGCGTAGGCTGTTACCGCCTTTATTTTCTTCCTTAAATCATTTCCATACCATTTAACCGTCACTCAACCACCTTTAAGTCAGCCTCATAATGTGTATATTTTCTCGTCTTTTCTTTTATCTCAAAATTACCTGAGTATAATGATGTACCTTTTTTATCTGTGATAGCCGTTATCCTGTCATCCTCTGTAACATCTTCATCAAGAGGGAATGACATTCTCAATACCTCAACTGTTGCCGTCTTGCCACCATCAACAATCATTGTCTTACCGTCATTATATACCCTACATGGGAGTGTCAGGTGAGAACCCCAGTCAGGTGGGAGTGGGTTGCCATATGAGTCTACTCCTGTTTCAGTGTTCCGTTCAACCGTAGCCCTGTAAATCATTGCAGACCTCATACAAATAAGCCCTCATTTCTTAGCCCTGACAATATCTTCTCTCTCTCCCTCGTGTAATCAAAGGAGGCTGAGTTGTAATCACCAGCCCTCTCACTCACCAGCCCTTTATACTCAATGTCCAGCTTAATTAATCTTATATATACTGCAACTCTCCTGTCTGTCGTATCTATTGGAGTATAAGTGATTTTTAACCTGTCACCCCACAACCTCCTACCGTTCGTGCCGTCTGTAAGCCTGTCGAGCTGCATACCATGTCTCTGTGCATAGTCATCAGATGCCAAAGTCGTGTCAGCAGTTCCCAGAGTCTCCACAATACTCGTGATACTGGAGATGGGTCTGGTTGCCCATACGGATTTAACACCGCCCTTAATGTCATCAACCTGAGAGCTAACTGCTCCGAACTTCTGGTCAATATCCTGTTCTGCTGCATCCATTATCCGCTCAAGGGCTGCGTCTGCAAGCCCTGTCTCCACATGGGTACGGACTTCTGTTGATGTTAATAGTGCCATATATTAACCCCCGAACTTAACGGTTTTCTTTTTCGTTGTCTTTGCCTTATTTTCAAATGTCACTTCCTTATTACTTCCCCTGTCTTTTTCTTTTTCTTTTTCACTCATTAGGTGCTCATATTTTGAAGGGATTTGCCGACCTTTAGCGCATAATAAAAACGCTGCCTTAATGTCTCCCTCTTTGACCACCTTCTTGCAATCTGATGTGAGATATAACCTTTCTGTTGCTATCATTGGAATCCCTTTTTATTTTTCATTAAAATGATAAAAAAAAGATAGAGGAGTGACAGGATTTTTATACCCTGCCACTCTCTCCACTACCTCCCCACTACCTTATATACCTGTCACTGTACAGAATGCTGCTGGTCTGTAAACAGGGAACGCACATCGCATCTGCGCCCTGATTGCCTTCTTACCCTTGATGAAATAATCATCATGGCTGTCAGACACTTGAACCTCAACACCTTTACGGACAACTAGCTCGCAGAAGTTGGCAAAGTCGCCAACAAGTGCTGTATTTTCAGTCTGTGCCGTACTCTGAATCACTGGCACTCCAAAGATTCTGTCCGCACCAGTATCAGATGGTGAACCCCACAAATAGATACCATCTGTGGTGGTCTGTAATCGGATAGTCTGCCAGTCATTCGGGTGCATTACAACTGCACTCGGCTCGGCTCTCCCTGTGCCTGTACGCACAAGAGTCATCGCCTTATAAATTGCATCCTGTTCACTATCAGAACCAAGTGCCTGAGTCTGTATGCCTGTCACGCTGTTTATACCTTCGAGATTCGGAGCAGTGCCATCACCGACCAATAACTGGAGGTCAAGCCTTTGCTGAATCATGAAACGCAAACGATTATCCAGCAGAGATGAGATACGAGCCTCATCCTCAAGCTGCTCATCTGTCGTTGGAATAAATACAGCTATCTTGCGGACATTAGAAGTCTGTTCAGTGTACACCAACGCTGCCTCGCCATAGCTTGCGCCCTCTGCTGCCTCTGCTGCATTGTTTGTGAATGTTGTTTCTTCCATATAGACAACACTATTCTGACCTGTATTTCCGATTGGCACAATATCCACTACCTTCGGTGCTGCCCTTTGAGCATCATAAACAACTCTCCCTGTCCTTGTACTCTCTGGAGACCACCCTGCACTTGTCTGGAATAAAGTCTTAACACCCATGTCAATGGTGTCAACCGCTCTCTGCGCCCTGTTTTTATAAGCCTTTGACTCAACAAAAAGCTCGCCGAAAGTTTTATCATAAGCAAGCTCGCCACTCGCCTTGACACCTGACGGAAGAACGATACTGCTCTTAGCCTCAAGCTCGCTCTCTCTTTTCTTTGTTTCCTGTGCAATCTTTTCAGATTTAACAAGAGCATCTATTTCTTTGCCTAAATCATTAAGCTCAAGATTCATCTCCTCGACCTTCTTTGCTTTTTCTCTTGACGTACTGACACCATCTCCCAGACAAGTCACCTTGTCCATGTCGATATCTTTGCCAGCCTCCTCAAAAACTTTAGCCAGTTTGTCATTCTTGACTTTCAGTTCTTCTCTTAATCCCTGTAGCTTGTTCATTTTGCTACCCCCTATTATTTTAAATGTTTTTTATTCTCAAATACGATTCTCTGATATGCAAGTCTCAGCCTGTCCATATCACAACCCTCATCACTATCAACAAGCACACTTATTTCATTTTCCAACTCTGTAAGCAGAGTTTTAAATGTAATAAGCCCTTGTGTATTAGCTGCTGAAAGTTTCCTTCCTTCCTTCGCTCTGAGTTCTGCAAGCGACTCAGCTCGATTAATAAAAGCCTTGACATCGGTAAGCAATGTTAAAGCTCTGTCCATTTCCTCTTTAAATGTCATGTTCGCTGATGATTTAAGTTCCAGAGTGCCAGTTCCTATCCCTGCGCCTCGAATCACTGGTGATACTTCATGCACCTTTAAACTCTTGAGGTATCTGACTTTTTTTCCATCCACGATACCCTCCTCGCTGTCAATAACGTCATAACCGTATGACCACTCTTGTAGAGGCTCTCCGTTATCAAGGTCAAACTTGAGTGCCGAATACCACTCCTTAGCCCTGACAGCATCGTCATCAAGGTTAAATTTAAAATCAGCCACGGCAAAGTTGCCCTCCTCCTTCAGTATAGCCTTGCCCAATCTCGGAGAATGGAACTCATGCGCTCCCAGCAAATTTACGTGCTGCTCCCCGAAAGCTCCCTCAGTAGTTATATCTCCATCATGGTCAATCGTATTAAGCTCGGCAATGATAGCAGTACCCTCACCCTTGCTGCCATCCATCTCTTTGAGCTTAAAAAGTTTCTGCTCCATTGTTATCCCTCCCTCAATAAATAATATATATCACTGTCCTATATCTTCCTCGATAGGTTTTGGCATCGCCACCATCATCCTTGTGCAGTTAGGATGTTCACCCTCCATCAACGCCTCTCCCTCTTGGAGACTGACAACCCTCCCTACCATATTGTCACATTCCTCGTCAAATGAACCTTTGCGTGAGTCCATTATCATTACTTCTGTGACACCACCCTGACGGTAAGAGTCAGCAGCCGCCATCCTTTGAGCGTATGTTGTTTCTGTTCTTGCTATCAGGGTGGCTCTGGTTTGTGGTCTCTTGAATCTCCCAGCTGGTATCTTATCCCTTAAGCGTCTCGCAAGTTGAGCAACTGCCTCACCTTCTTCCCTACCTGTTGCCAGTTCCTCATATACCCTTTTCCTTGCCGATGCCCCCATGTCAAGCATCCCGACCCTTTTACCACCCTCTGCAAGTATACGAGCCTCATTTGTGTCAAGTATGCTGATACCCAAATCCATCGTGGCGTTGATTCTTTTCTGGGTCGCCTTCATGATGCGTATATAATTTTTCTGATACACAACACCCATATCAGTTTCAAAACCTGCGATATCAAGCCGAGCAGCAATTTCACCAGCCAGCATCGCATCTCGACCAGCATTCTTTTTTAAATTCTTCTCGTCACTTAAAACCTCAAGAGCTACATCACCAATCTTATCACCAAAACTTTTAAGCACCTTTAAGATGCCGACCCTAAAACCACGCTCATGCTTGACAATGTCAATATCAAACTCACGAGCCAGCCTGACTTGCTTTCTCGTTGGTCTCCTTTTCGGTGATTGCTCAATTACTCTCTCGGATAATATTGACAATTTTTGTCCTCAGTTTTTAAGAGCATCTTTTATCTTATCGAGTTTGTGTGCGACCCCTGTTGACACAAAGCCACCTGACACTACCCATAATATTTCTGCATACACTGGCAGACCTGTTATATATAACCCTGCACCAATGACTCCAAGTCCAATACCTATCAATGATTTGTAACCGCTTAACATTCTTATCCTCCCTATTCTATTTCTATTAAATTCAGTGGTCTTAAATATATCTCATCACCCTCATCTACAGGCAATCCCTCTGCCTGTCTGACCTCTGAGATTTTAACCCAACCACTCTTAACTCCTTCTGTAAGCCTCCGTATTTTTTCACTCTTATCCTCTTGTAGTGCGACAATCCTTGAGTTATCAAATAAGATATCAAGTGCCGTATCGTTATCAAAGTCTGGGAGCAACTGCTTGGTAATAACCTGTGCAATTATTCTCTGAGACGGTAATATATTGCCTGTCCATGCCAGCTTAATCATAGCGGACATGGTAGCTCCGACCTTTGTAGACTCCAGACCAGAGCCAAAGCCAACAACGGCTGCCGGTATACCCAGACAGGCACACACCCTCTCCTCAGATATATTCCTGATATCAGAGAGGCTCAACTGTTTTGGGTCAAATCCAAAAGTATCAACCCTTGTACTCCCTGTCATCACGAGTGCCTGACCGCGATTATCACCACTAAAAGACTGCGTGAATTTCTCCTTTATAACTTTCGCTTGCTCTTGAGAAATATCTACATCATTACTTGATGGTGATATAATGACACTCGGAACTCCCATATTCCTGAGTATAGATGCGCTGTAATTAGCTGCCTCCATATCTGTAAAGACCTCCCTGATAACCGAATCAAGAGGAGATAACCCCATCCGTATATTCTCTGGATTCAGTCCAAAGCGGAAATGCACAATGTCCTCTGCCTCTATCCTGTACGGAATCCCATTGGGATTGTATATATAATGGTCTATAAATACTGATGCGTCAGAGTCAGACCCCTTAGGAGTCATCATCCAGTGTGGTATGTACCACAACTCCACCACCTCACCCATCTTGCTCCGCACCTTCAGCCAGTATGCGTTCCCTGATATGTTCCATGATAACAATGTTGCCATCATTAATGTTTCGTAATTATAAAAAGGATTCGGTGTCTCAAGTAACTTGATACAAGGGTGGTCAATAACCTTCTCCCTCTCATCACCCACAACCCTCTCCATACACACTGGAGACTCTGGGAAAGTCCTCATCACCCACTGGACAGGAGACATAATAACTGAACTGCCCAGCCCAGTGCCGACCTCTTTACTATAATCGTAATCCGTTCTTGGAATATCTAAGGACAGCCAAGAGGCAGACGGATGGACTGCATTATTCTCAGCAACCTTCTTTAAGAATTTGAACATATTTAAACTGCTCCCCAACTCTTTTTGCGTGTTATCAATGGCTCAAGTGCGTACCTGACTGCATCGGGTACATGGTTAGCCTTGTCCACTGGGAGTGGTAATACCTCCCTCGTCAGGCTATCTTGTTTCCATCTATAGTTTGTAAAGTCATCAATACTCCCTGTGCATCTAGGATGAATAAAAATATTTTTAAAAGAACGCAAGAAAGTAATGCCTTCCGCAATACTCCCTGCACCTTTTTTCGCTCCAATTACGTTAAAGCCCTGACTATTCATGTATGATATTGTCTCAGGTCTTGAGTTATCAGCCCTGATTCTATGCTCCCTAGATAGAGGAACACTATCAAAAGCTGCTGCGTGTTCACCTAACTCCACTCCAACGCTGTAAAACTCCCTGTCTATATAGAGGCTCTTGTCCTTAATATACATCCTGACCAACACAAGAGGGTCATTAGAGTAGCCCCAATCGCAGCCAAATAAGAAATCTGTATCAGGCGCAGCCTTGATGTCCTCATCAATCACAATCTTATTGCCAAAAATAAGAGCATCGTGGTAACGCTTGACCTTACCCTCCCAGATATGCTCGTACTTATCTGGGTCAACATCCAAATCATACTCAGCCTCTCGCACTAACACATCTGGACACATCTTATTATCCCTGTATGTAATGTGTGCGCTCATACAGTGAGGAGGTGGATTAACAACAAATCTGTCATAGGTTGCTGAGTGTTCATTCTCTGGGTTAAATGATATCCATATCTCACTACCCTCTTTCCGTATTGTAGGAATTAAGACATCCCAACTGTCAGCACTTACACGCTCTGCCTCCTCCACCCAACACAGGTCAATTCCCTCCGTACTCTTGACCTCTGAAATATTATGTTTAAGACCTTTGAATATTATCTGTGAGCCACACCTAGATGTAATCAAATCCCTGCCGATACTGAACTGATGCGATAATCCAAGTGCATCAATTCTGTCTGAGAGCAACTTGTGTACACTGTCCTTTATGGAACGCTGTATCTCTCTCACACACAAGATACGTAAGGGTGTATACAAGGCTTTAACCAAGAGTGCATCTGCAAAAGAATAGCTCTTAGCACTCCCTCTGCCCCCATATAAGACCTTAAAACGAGCCTGAGAACTTATCACCCTCTGTGCTTTGAGTGGCATATAAGCCTCTTGCGTCAATTTCTTTCTCGGTCTACCGCCCTTATTCTTCTTCTTTTTTTCTACATTCTTCGATTTTAATTGGTTTGACATCATCAATATCTTGGAAAACTATTGTTTTCTGAGGCGCAACAGAGATATTCACGCTGGAGTTGTCAACCTTATCTCCATATCCACGCTCTTTTCCCTTGCTCTTAAGGAAGAACATGGTGGCTGTAAGGTCTCCATCCTCTATTTTCTTAAGTAATTTTGACTCAGCAAAATCCACAACTGTCTCAAGGCTCTCCATCTGGACACGCTGTAACTCTGGAGACTTAGATATACGACTGCGGACAGTGGCTGATGCAACTCCCAGCCTCTTAGCTGTAAGAGCCACAAGCCCCTTACAATCTGCCAGCACCTGTGCTATCTCCCATACCTTTAATATCCTACCTCTATTAACAGGCGCAAACCTCTTATCCCATCTGCCGAGTATTTTCTTCTTAGGCTTGATGACAGTCTTTCTGCCACCTATTCCGTACTCAATAACCTCTGTCTCAATGTCCTCTTTTTTATCAGGTGTTTTGCCCATTATCACCCCACTCTATATCCTCACCGTTTAGTCTTATATTATTATTGCCTGTATAATCCACATATCGCTGCACGATTACATCCATATATTGAGGGTCTAACTCCATACCGTAACACCTTCTCTTTGTCTTTTCACAAGCGATTAATGTGGTTCCCGACCCTAGAAAAGGGTCAACAACACTCCTCCTCGACAAAAACCCTATATAATGCTCAACAAATAAAAGCGGAAACACTGCTGCGTGTATATTTGAATGGTCATTTTTCCCTGATGGGTTGTAATCAAATACATTTGAGACATTTCTAAAGAATTTAGAATCTATCTTTCTTTTAGCATCTGAACCTGACTGAAAAATAAAAACATACTCAAATCTTGAGTTCATTACACTATCTGCCATAGTTGGTTGACCCCCTCCCTTATTCCAGATTGAAGTGTCAACCAGATAGCTACGGAACTTATACAAAAACTCAATCAACTCTCTTTTATTGTTTGATAACTGCTGAATATTAAAACATTGATTAACCGTGACCTTTTGCATATTTAAAAGGACTGCACTGATAAGGGCAAGCCACTCGTTATCTTTTTTATTATCACTACTATTCAAATATTTTGACGACTTCATATTTGAGTTGCCACCTAGATTGTTGTTTCCAGTGTTATACGGTGGTGATGTAAAACAAATGTCAGCCTTATCGCCATTCATTAAAGCAGCGACTACCTCCTTATCTGTACTATCGCCACACATAACACGATGATTGCCAAGCTCGTATATATCGCCCAACTGAGACCGAGCCTTCTCAGGCTTATCTGGTGCAACGTCATCGGCATCGCTGTCATCATCAATAAGGTCAACGGTGAAGTCCGTAAGCTCGTCATCACTAAATCCCCAGTCCTGTAAGTCATCGTACTCAAAAGCCGAGCTTAGGATATCGAAATCAAACTCACCTGTGTTCTTATTGGCTCGGATATTGTATTCTTTAAACTCTTGCTCTGTGAGCGTTCTGCTTGGCACACGCACGTCAACCTCATAATCCCTGCCCTCAATACCAGATAATACTTTAAGTCGCATATGCCCCGACACAATCGTATTGTCGGTGTTAATAGCTGGCACTTCTACCAAATGAAAACGTGATATCGAGTCCTTAAGGTCAGACCTTTGCTGCTTGGTGAGCCGTCTGGGATTCTTATCATAAGGGATAAGCTCGTCAATACGTCTACGCTCATTGTGCCAAATAAGTGGCTCTAGTTCTGTCGCTTTATTCATTATATTTAGTGCAGTATATTTACTGCACCTCTACTGTTTAATAATTTAAACCAGTCGTATAAGAATTATTATGTTATGTTCAGTGAACGTAAAATAAAGACTTATGACTTCTTGGGTAGTGGGTAATTTATTTAAGGTCTCTGTTGAGGATTCTCCCCACTTTGAGCCTGTATATAGATGTCCTTCTCCATTTGATACCTCTATGCAAGATTCTTCCCCACTACATTATAACACCCTGTATCACAACAAGGTTTGTATGTCAAGCTATAAGTGCAGTATTTTTATTGCACCTATGATGTTCTGGTGTATGTGGAGGAGGTGCTGGTCCGGAAGGTCTGGGCAAAAAAAAAGAAGTGTGTGGCTCGCGCGCCCTCACCTACCTCTGTGCCTTAAAATCTAAGATGTTATCATTACAATCTATACTACTTTTATTAATTTGCCTCAATCTGTTCGGGTGTGTGTTGTATGCCCTTATTTGATGTGTTTATGCTGCCTTAGTGCCTGTTAGTGCCTGTTAATGGATTAATCCATTACGCAACAGGCTTAGTGCCTGTTAATGGATTAATCCATTACGCAACAGGCTTAATGCCTGTTGTTGAAGTACCGCCTCCACGCATAGCTCCTGATGAGCGATATGACGGTAAATGTAATCGTTATAGATAAGCCGTCCTGAGCGGTGATGTGTTTGACTGGCAGGATAATCGGAATAATAATGAGCGTGGTCAGCCACGATAGCAAGAAGCCAGAGCCAACATTCAAAAGCACCTCAATCAGGGAATTTATTCTATTTTGTTTATCCATATCTTGTATAGTAAAAGTGTCACCGCCTCTGGTGACAAATGGTGACAAAATAAGGCAAAACCCACAATAATCACAATAAATAGGCAATATTGTGTGTACAATCACCCATTCTGTCACCATTTGGTGACAATTGTCACCGCTATTTGGTGACACTTTTTTGGTAGTTAAATACAGTGTATATATATACTTAACTTTTTAAAAACCTATTTGTCACCATTGTCACCACTTTTTTCTTTTTTCTTTTACCTATTCTGGTGACAAAACCTCAATCCCCTGTACTTGCTATACAAGATGTGGTTTGTAGTGGCTAATTATGACCACAATTAGCTTGACTTTCACACCTCATACTGATAAGGTTGAAACCTCAACCTTATCACTTTCCAATTTCCTCTGTAGCCACTATCTTAAATTCTTTGTTCTTCCTCTTGATATACCCATGCTCCCCCAAGACATTAAGCCCATCATGGACACTTTTCATGCCGTTAAACCTTCTATGGTTAGTTCTCAGGATATCCCTGCCGGTAAAGATATCACCCTTCTTCAATCCTTTTTTCTTCCAGCAATCAATAATCGTCTGTGCGTATTTCTGGTCCGGTGTTGTAACCGCCATCATACTCTTTAATACATTTACACTATGACCTTTGTAGTATTCGATTATCTCAATAGCTTGTTCCATTGTATCGACCTCGATTACAGGCTCTCCTATACCTATTGTAGCCATGTGGAGCAACCCTGAGAGCCTCGCTGTGTTGCCAGCCACCCTTTGACCCCACTCTTTTAACTCAGACAGCACACCTCCCTCTGCCAGTTCACCTTCAATATCATCAGCCAGTCTATTCCATAAAGCCTGTGCATCTGGAGACAGGGTTAAAATCGGGATATTTTTCTTCTGGTTATATCGTGCCAGCATATCCTGTGCAGAATTACCTCTCCTCGTTGCAGTATAAGATGTATACATCTGGGTTTCCGTGTGCAGCATCTCTAGGATATGAGCGTAATATCTCTGTATAAGCTCCTGACTGATTGGAATATCTTGCCTCACTCTCTTACCAGCTTTAGGCTGGCACTCGGAGAACAGGAACCTTGCTATAAAACCTCTGCCATGAAAATCAGGATTATGAGATATAGTCTCTATCGTTCTTGGCTGTACTGAGAGATATAATGAGATGAGTGGATTGTTGAGTAGAATATCATCTGAGGTTTTTCTATGCGCTCTGGATGTCTCTCCCATATACCCTTTAAGCCATAAGTCCAGATTAGCAACTCCACTGGCAGAGTATTTTCTACCAGCAATAGTGTCAAAGATACCGCCTTCTGCCGAGACAATACCTATCCTCTCATCATTCTTCTTTAATACCGCTCCCAGAGATTCGGTTGTCACATCGTCAGCCAGTAGTTGTGTGTCCATCTCTGACTCGTATATACTTATTGGCTCGATGATTTTCTTGAGCGTGGAGCTTTTACGCTCTCCAGATGGTAATATTGAGCATATATATAAGTTTAGTGGTTCCTCTATTGTGCCAGTATTAACGCTACATTTTCCTGTGAGAGCCACTGAGAGTGTTGCTAGATATCCATTAGCTGCAAGAGCTATGTCAACTTGATTTGTCCTTGCCACCTCCCTGATGTATTCCTGTGCTATTAGAGGCAGAGCCTTTATCGGAAACTCCTCTGAACTTGGTATATGGCTATAAAGAGGAATGACATCATTGTCATGGTCATCAACCTCCACATGACCATTATTGCCGATACCACTTTTTTTAGCGTAATCAAAAAAAGTTGATATTGTGATGCCGTCAAACCGCTTTGGTCTCTCTAATACCACATCATACTGCCTGTCACAATCATCTGGCTCGTATTTATCCGACTGCTTTGATATCTCATGAAAATAAGACCTCCCACGCTCACCCAGCGAGTCCGATAAGGCAAAGGCAAGTTTTAGCCAGTCGTCATAATCATCTGACCCTATGACAACCCTGTCTCTCTTGATTTCTTCCACAATACCCTCTATTTCACCCTCTAACTGCTCATCAATCTGGAGAGGTATGTCTATACCCCTACCCACTGCCCTGCGTGGCTCAGGAGGCGATACAGGCACTTTAAATGCCCTTGATTGTGGATTTATGTGTATATCCTTATCTGATGAAACAAAGCGGAGTCTGGAGAGATTCTTACAGCTCTTATCAATAGCAAGGTCATATTTATCTTTGTAATATATCTGGAGCTTATGGAATTGCTCGGTGTGATATTGCCTAATCTCATCTGGTGTGCAAAGCACAGCTCCTTCGCTCTCCAGTTTGACAATAACAAAGAAACCGTTCCCTGATGCTGAGAGTGAGACACAATAGGAATATACGTCAGACTGTAATAATTGTCTTGTGTATTTAGTGTCGGCAATATCGTCAAAATCAAGACAAATCAGATATGTGTATTTTATGACGCAGTTCTCTTTGCGCTCGCTGAATAAACCTGATATTGTAACGCAAGGCAAAGAGGTCTTGTATCTACGCTTGTCATCTTTATTTTTTAAAGACCTCAGATATTCAATTTTATCCTTAAACTTCTCATTTTTTATACTCTCCAGAAAAGTGCTGACAGTGGTAGTGCCTCCCTCTGTATTTATTGCATTTCTATAACTGTTTATTTTTTCCATATATAATAAAGAGTGAGACACAGTATGAATATTCATACTGTGCCTCTGTAGTGGGTTAAAAAAAAGGGTTTATGCAAAGATATCGTCAGAATCAGCATCATCTGAGGTAGTGCTTGCCACCGCACCGACAGGCTCGAAGTCTGAGGCAGCGTCACTTCTACCGTCAAGCCTCTCCTCTGGTTCACAATCTCTTAGCTTCTGAATATTCTGCACACTCACGCTCACACCTTTTCTCCCCATATTCTCCCACGCATAAGCGTTTATAGTTGCTCGTGCGTAGCAGCCAGCATATAGCTCAGAAGGGTCTATTATTTCCTGACACTCAGCATCCACAACCCCAGCCTTAAAATCTGAGCTAGCATTAATGTACCAAGAATTTTCAAAACCCTTATACTCTTTCTCGTCTCCGTCAGAGATTGGAGATTTCAAGTCTTTCGGGAGCTTACTACCCCATCTGTCCTTTGCCGTCTCTTTAATAATCTTCTTAACTTCACTCAGGTCTGCACTTGTCTTATCAAAGAGCATTGTGACAGAGTACTTGAGCTTTCCGCTCAGATTCTCCTTTGCCTCAAACAAATGATTAAACGCAACCTTGAACTCTGGTGTCATTATTTTTTTTCCCATAATCTTATTCTCCATAATTAAAATTAAACATAAAATTAGATTTCCCGATTAACCTGCCATGACCTCCTCTCTCTTTGTTTTTGTCTTTCCTTTCTTTTTTGTCTCAAAACCTATCAAACCCTGTTTGCTATCTGTGTCAGGCACAAGCGTAAACCCCTCCTTTCTGGTCACAAACTCATCTACCTTACCTTTGCCCACTACCTTCTCAAGCTGGGTGGGAGACAGCAAATCCTCCTCCTTGTATATCTTTGCTCCAAATGATTCTATGAATCTATTAATCACATCTTTTTTATCATTCCATTGCCTGATGCCTTTTTTCTCGACCAGTTTAAAATCTGGGATAACATCTCCCTCCTTAGCCATGTCAATAGCCGTCTCCTCAACATCTTTTAGGAATTGTAAGACTGCCTTTTTCTTAGACAGCACCCTGCTTATCTGTTTCGGACTGAGTTTCTCAGGTACGAAATCCTTCTTGGCAATAACAATGGTATCCTTCCTGACCTCTGGACATATAACAATTCCCTCGCAATACTGACAGTGGTCTCCTGTACACAAACTCGTATCCCCAGAGCGTATCTTTTTAACACTCCCCGATAGCATCTCTGTCCATTTATTAAGGGTATCTACGTCAACAATAGCCCTCCTGATAACACCATCAGGGTGATAAGCTCTGGGCTGGACTATGCAATGCTCTGCATACTCAACTTGCGTATTAAGGCTCTTTAAAATTAGGGCTGTATAAAAGAGCAACTGATAGCTCTCCTTTGCCTCAACCACCGTATGCTTACCGTATTTAAGGTCGTATATTATTATCCCATTGTCGGGAGTCAGGATATAACAGTCAGGAGTACCGCCCAGAGTAATACCGCTTTTATGATTGACCTCTCCAAATGTTTCCTCGATATGTAAATCCTCTCTCTTAAGCTTATATTTCTTTAGGTCATTCTTGATAGTATTGATATATACCATTGCACCGTCTACCATCTCGGTAGTTATCTCCACACCCTCCATGACAGTGTGTAGATATATTCGTGGATGTTTGCCCTCTTTTAAAGATTTCTCAGCCAGTGCGTGTACCGCCGTTCCCTCCTTTGCAGCATTTCCCACACTCTTTTTGACATTTGCCTTCTTCTTTAGCTCAAGTGAGCCAGTGCATTTTATAGTCCTCTCACACCCTGACCCAGATATGTCATATCTCTGCATTATTTATTCTCCTCTCTTTTTTTTGTAAAAAATTTAACTGGTACAAATTGCTGTAGCTCAAACCCTTTAAACTTCTCAGGGATTGCATTCTCGGCAAAAGTCTCTCTGTTAATTGTGTATTTATTACCCTCATATTTAACCTCAATGTAATCAGGGTTAAGCATTTCAATGACTGAGTGAGAAAATCCGAAAGCCTTGTACTTTCTGAATAAGTGGTAGCAGTTCTTGGAGTAGGTTCTGCCTCTGTAAAAGCCCACACTTCGCTCCCTCTCCTCGCTGTCCAGTTTCATCATGACCTTGTATCCGTCTGTCCAGACTTTATTCATATAACAAGCTCTCCTATAATTTCTCTCTTTCTCTTGAGGACTTCTTCAATTCGTTCCTCAATGCTATCCTGTGTCACAAGATTATAAATCAAGACAGGGTGTTTCTGCCCATGTCTGCTGAGCCTACCTACAGCTTGTTTGACAACGCTTGGTGACCACTCCTGTTCCACAAATACCCCGACATGGCTATGGTCTTGGAGTCCATTTATCCCTTCTGCACAGTTAAGTTGAAGTAAGAACACCTTATGTTTTTTCTTGCTAAAATTATCAATCTCTCTCTGCTTTTCCTGTGCTGTCATACCTCCGATAATGATGAGTGGATTGTACTTTTCTAATAGACACATTAGCTCTGTGGCAACATGTCTGTGGTAATAGTAAACAACCACCTTATCTACCTCCTCAAGCGTGTCCTTAAGGAAAGAGGCGCAGTCAGGCACTTTGGCAAGTGCAGTCTCTCGCCTGACCGTTGCCAGTGGCTCATCGTACTCAATGTGTTTTGTAGCAGCGAACTCAATATCCTGATACGTTACCTCTGGGAGTGTGTCATCAGCCAGCCTCCGCACCATAAATCGCTCAAGCCTGTCTCTAAGGTCTAGTAAATTACTCGCACCATCTGTGTGTATTACCTTGAACCTGTCTATCCACGCACCGCAGAACTGGTAGACGTACTTGTGCCATGTATCGTATGGATATAATAAATCTGGAGCAAGTACCGAGAGCATCGGATACAATTCTATCGGTCTATTAAGGACAGGTGTGCCTGTCAGCAGATACATTCTCTCTGTGTGATGTATCAGCCCATTCTTTGAAAGGACACTCTTTGTTCTCTTAGCCTTTAAAGATTTAAGGCGATGTGATTCATCGCAGATTATCACATCCCACTTTGTCTTTTTTAACTCATCAAGCATCCTCTCTTTTATAATTAATTCATAATTGATAATGACGTAGTAGGTAGCATCTCCAAATGGCTCAATAATCGTCTTTCCATTGTATACAATCTGGATTGAATGAGGAGGTTCTACCCACTTACAAATCTCCCTCTCCCATTGTAATTTGAGAGATGATGGACATATTATCAAGACCCTCTTTGCGCCTGTGAGGGTGGCAGCCGTCAGGCTCGTTGCTGTCTTTCCAGTGCCAAGCTCACTGGCATTGAGAAAGAACCTCTTTGATGCCATTGTCTCAGCATCCTCCCTCTGGTAGTTTCTTAGCTCATTCATCGTATCCCTCCATCTGAAACTCAATATATTCCTCTCCTTTTTTAACAATCTTCTTCTGCACCGTCATCTTGTATACCCACTTGTCATTAAATGATTGGTATTTTTTTTGTAAACCATCAAGGAAAGGTTTGCAGAAATTATCAACATCTGCCAGCTTAGAACTCAAGCCCCACTCAATCTTAATCTCCAGTTTTCTATTCTTTGGAATTTTTAGAGAGTCAGGGAGTAGGCTGATGAGTAGTTTTTCAAAATCCTTATATTTCTTATTCTTAAACCTCCTACCCTGCCAACACGCATTGCTCGATAATGGCTTAATCTTAATTCTAATTGACATTGCTCTCCCTTTTTTTGTATTGATATTGAACAATATTCCCTGCCTCTTTCCATTTTGATGAGGCATTGGGTATTAATTCGCTAGGTGTGTACATCCCCCCACTATCTTCATGGGTTATATCCAGAAAAGCGATATCTGGATTAACTCCAAAGCCAGCGACAGTGTCAACGGGGAGTGCGTCAAGAGGAAAATCATCTCTCCCATTTCCATATTTATAATAAGCCACAGGATGATGATAGAACTCATTCATATCATAATAAGGCTTAATCTCAATCAATGCTGTGTGTTTCCCTCCGCAACTCTCTAGGCATGGTATGTCGATTTTAAAATCTGGACTCCACCACACAAGGTCAACTGGCTCATACTCCCACTGCCAGCCAGCAAGGTCAAAAAAAGCAGCCCACCTTGCCTCAAGCCGAGACCTAAACATCACATCTTTGTAGTATGTCTTATGAGCCTTTATCTTATACTCCATCGCTGTCCTCCCACCTTCGACCAAACCGCTTACCACACCGAGCGCAGACATAGCTTGTAAAGCCTAGTCTCCACCACTGGTGTAACCCGATGAGGCATAGTATTTTGCCAAAGAGTCTGCCGATTAATGATTTTTTATAACGGTATGCCATTTAATCTCCCTTCACCCTGACAATTCTATCCTGCTTACAAGCTGGACAGATTCTATTATTAGTGTCACCGACAAAATAAAAATCCTTATGAATATGTAGATATCCCAGACATCTCACCTTTTTCTTTGGCAGTTGAAATCTGGAGATGTATTCATTGGTTGCAATTTCATCGACTTCAAATGAGCGCAGAGGCTTTCCATTCCTCTCTGCCCTCTCTTTGATAATTTTATTTCGATGCAGCATCTCACACGCTGACCTTAAACCTACAATTCCAGATGAGCAGTAATTCCTCACGCAATTACCTCTCACCTTTATTGTATTGCCGCAATACACACACTTTTTAACTTCCTGTTTTACCCTGTTAGGCTTTTCAACTTGCCTCTTTTTCTTCTCAATTATCTGACAGGCAGTTGGTTTACTTCTATCTCCAGAGGTACAATAGCCAGCCTTATTCCAATTCTTTAACTCACTCCCACAATGTTTACATTTTTTCTTTGCTGCCGTTTTGCGCTCCCTCTGCACCAGTACAAAATCCATCTACATCCTCCAATTAATTATGAGAGAGGGAGAGGCTAAAGGAGATACGCATATATAATATGCGTTGAAGAAAAAATACCTCCCCCTCTCTCTCTGTTTTTATTTATTTAAGCATCCCATGATTCATCGACTTGTTGGTCATCAGCGGTCAAAATGTCTACCTCTACAGGCAGTGTCAAGTTCTGCATCTGTAGTTTTATAAATCCATCTACATCTATTTGGTCAGTCCGATTTTGTAGCCTTTCGGCTGACCTCTCTTTAAAAAGGATTCCCTGTTTTATTAGTCCAGATTTAAGGCTCTCGCATTTCGGACAATTCGCCTGTGTGTAGATGTACTTCATATCAATCACTCCCTTCAAAACAGCAGTCCTCATCGCCAAGAGGGTCTGCATCTGTTATAATTACAATTAATTCCTCTTTGGTCAGGGTCTTGAAATAATTCCCAATCAAGTCACCCTTTGACTGCCATTCCAGATACACCTTGTATGCCTCTCTTTTCTTATCATCAATGTATTCAAAATCATCCATCAGTATCTCTCCACTATGTGAAAAACCTTCCCACCAATTAAACACTCACTCAGCTCAAACTCTTGAGCCACAACTACAACAGGCTCACTCTCAATGGCGCACCAGTAGCCTACGACATTAAAATACACCGCTACTATCAAAGCGATGCTCAGAAAACTAATTATCAATTTCATTTTAATCCCTCCATAACTTCTCTGGTTTTACATCCAGATATTCTGCAATCGACTCCCTAATCCACCGAGTAGTCTCATGCCCTGATGCTACTGCATAGTATCGGGATTTTTTGACCCCGATAGCGTATGCCAACTCTTTGCCTGTCATACCTCGCTGATATAACAGGCTGTTCAGCTTTGTCTTTTTCATTTCACCTCCTCTCCCAGAGAGGCTCGCACCTCTCTCGATTGTGTCGGTACAATTCAGCACCAACTCTGACCACTTTATTGTTTGCTTTTTTCGCAGCATCAAAATACGATGCCGAGTGTTTTAGGTTTTCCCGATACCAATTAAATTCCACAAGCTCTTTAATCACCTTCCCACACTTGTAGCACTTCGGCTTGTAGTCCTTATCAAAATGCCTTCTGGTTTTATTCATCGCATCTCCCTTTTTTTTATAACAAAAAATTATTCACTTTTTAGCCCAATTTGCTCCAAGGCATCTTTAGCCTTGAAAACCTCGAAGGGTTTTCCATAAGTTGATACCCCGAAGTATTTATAGCCACTTTCGGGTGTGTTATATGTAAACCACGCTTTATGGTTCCTTTTTGGACATTCACCGAATTCCTCGATGAACTCCGTCTTGTGCTTGCTTAATAAATTATTTCTTGCTGCGTGTGATGGTCGCATTTTCATCTCCTTTTACTGTGTTAAAAATATAAAAACTGCCAACCTCTCCCTCCGTAGAGAGAGGTGTTGGAGGCTTTCTAAAGAATTATGTGTGCATATTCACTAAGGACTTTATCTTTCCCAGACACCAAGATTTGTGGTGCTATGGTGTCACTGAAATATTCTTCAGTGTACCCCTTTGCCATAAACAGAGGTTTTACCTGCTCTACATTTTTAAATCTTCTTTTTAAATTTTCGACTTGATAACTTGAAAGACCCCCTCGACCAACCCTCTTTTCCCTTAATATGTTTTTCATTTTTCTCTCTCCTTTTTTTGTGAACCTTTTTTTAAAAATAAATGTTATAATTGTTACAAATCAATCTTTATTTAGTGTGATTGTACAGAGTATCTGGATTATATCAATGGAAAAATACAAAATATCTGAAGAAATAATTGCAAGAATCTTTAAGTCTATAAAAGATAAAGGGTTACGCCAGAAAGAAGTTGCAAAAAAAATGGGTATATCTGAGTCAGAATTGACTGAAATGAAGGCTGGAAGGGTAAGAATCTCATTTAGGCTGCTGGAATTTCTGCACACCGAGTACAGAATATCTGTAGATGAAATCATTGACGGTTGCAAAAAAAGGGATGAGGAAATCAATTTTACTGACTTAAAAAGGTTTATGGACAATGTCGATAAGGCAAAAAGGGAAAGATAAGTATATCATTGACTACTACCCCTCTGGGAGAGATGGCAAGAGGGTGCAGCGTATCTTTAAAGGTACACTCAAGGAGGCGCAGCAGATTGAGAGGGCTACCAAACAGCTACATATCACCCAGACCCCTACCAACCCCACTATCCTCAATATCTATCCTGAGTACATGGAGTGGCTGAATAAAAATAGAGCGTTAAGGACTTATATTGACGTGGTGGCTTGTATGGATAAAGACATACTTCCGCATTTTGGACATAGACCTGTGA